TTTTTTTTTTTTTTTTTTTTTTTTTTTTTTTTTTTTTTTTTTTTTTTTTTTTTTTTGAAAGAAGAAAGCATTAAAGCCTAAAACTTCATAACAAAAAATGAAGCCCCCAGCACGACCTGGAGATTAAGTAGCAATGAACAACTAACTGTCCATATCTGCACACTTCTTTAAATAAATGATTGCTTTGACAACGTATCATCTAGCAATCGTTTAAAAATCATCAACCAAAAAAGAATCAACTCATAGTCGAAACAAAAAATCGATGATAGTAAGTTTAAAGTCATTACTAGGACTAAACAAGAAACTAATCTTCCCATCGATCTCCAACTAAACGTCTTTTAGGACGAGGTGGGATGGGAGGTTTCTTGACCCTATTTGAGTGTGTTTGAGTTACCAAACCACCTTCTGAATTTCTACCACTACGGGCATAATCACAGAATTGTCCCTCTTCAAGGGTACACACCCAGGGTCCGAACTTTACGCCCGGTAAATCACGACCCCAGCTTTGAGTGCCGGCTTGTGATATTCTTTTACCCTTATGAGCTGGATTGGGTTTTGGACCAGCTACTATTTTTTTGCACGCCAAGCTTTATTTGTCCCTTTTACGGGATAAACTTTTCCTTGAGTACCTCCACCTGCTGATAAGAAGCCTTTACCATCAGTACGACTTTTATTAGTCTTACCCTTCTTACCCTTTCCGGTAACAAGATCATGCACAGAAATTAAACTATTAAGCATGGGATTCTTCTTCGCAATTGGACGAAGAACAGGCATTATCACATCACGAACACTAGATACAGCATCCATAAACCAATCACCTAAGCCATTTTCGGCAAAGGTTACACCAACCGGCATATCTTGAACTATCATAGAATAAGCTTCAAGACAAGCAGGTGAAAAAATTGTAGATGGAGTAGCAATGACCGAAAGGTCACTTTGCTGCTCAGTAGGAAATCTCTCAACATCAACAACCCAAGTACACTGAATAGTGGTGGTTGCGGAGAGACCAGAAAATATTGCTCCAGATTGGTCAAAATTTGTCCAATATTGAGGTAAAAAACCATTAATACCAGGTCCGCCGGCAGGAAAATTCAAACCTGTAGCGAACGGAAGAGATATCATTAAATTAGGAGCAGATACATCAGTAGGATTATACTGTACTATAGGCTGAACAGCATTTGTGTTCTGAGCTTCAAGTAAATCAGTATTTAAAGCAGATACAACATAACAACCATCTTTAGCTCTCCACTGTTTTGTACCAGGGAGAAGCATAGCTTGTGCTAAATTTTGAGGAGGTGCAGGAACAGGCAAAGCGCTTGTAACACCAAAAACACTAACGGCTGGGGTAGAAGAACCACAAACCATATAGGTACTAGCACACTCAAAATCTTGAACAGGTTGTCGATAACAAGCGACAGAACCTTGTAAAGTCAACTCAGCAGTTGTATTACAAGCCTCAAAGGCATTAGCTATAACGCGTGAGGGACCTTGTGTATAAATTGAAGGCAAAGGATTACTAATAGAGTAACCAGTATTAGCTGTAGTAGCGGCAGCGATCGCTTGAGGCGAAAAACGCTGTCCAGATGGAACTGCTTGAAAAGTCAGACCACCATAATTAAAAGTGCTTGTAAAAGAAGCATCTTGTATTAAAACATTACCAGCTAAAACTCCAGGCGCATTATTTGCGGAATTAATTTTAGTTAATTGACTTACTGTCAAAACAGGAGGATTAATGATCTGAAGATCCCAAAGTCCTGTAGGAGGAGTACTTGATGGCGCACTAATTGTAAACGCCTGCTTAATACGTTGAACAACAGAAGCAGATTGATTATCATCAGGAAATCCTTCTAATTTTGTAAGTCTGTCGTGACAGGGGTCAACACAATTGATGAGCCACTGTTCGGCATCCTTCGGAATATGCGCGGCGCGTGCAAATGCAGCAAGCTTAGACTCGGCACGAGTAACGTTAGCCATTGTACTATCTGTAATAATAAATCAGCAGAAAAAGGCAAAAGGCAAACGAATGAAATAGTAAAAGTAAAGAAAGAAAGAGAGTAAAAGTGAATACGCGTTTTATTAATAATAAATTGTATCCAAAAGAAGAGAAAAGGTTTGGTCGACAAATGTCAACCATTTTAAAACCTCGGTAATTTGTATACCTCCCGAACTCCCTAACCAGCCTTCTTGACCGGTATATAATTGATCTAATTGATCTGAAGTCAAGTAGACACTCTCGATTTGAGACATAGTAATTAATTGATCCGTTTGAGGAATAACCATACTACCTTGCAATTGCTCAGCGTATGTACTATGTAGAAAAGAAATGAAATCTTGTAAATCTTTTCGGGCTTTTAAATTAGCCCAACTCTCTATTCTAAGTGCATAAGCACGTAAGAGAGCCCATCGTAAATCAGGACTTTTACATCCATGAATAAACGATCCCAAAACCTTTCCATACTCAGGTGACGGTAAATAAATTCCATCATCATCGAGTTTCACCCATCTCTGGGAAAGAAATGACACTTCATCAATGGACACAAACAAAGTGTGTTCATAATTCATGGTCACTCCCAATTTTTTAAATTCAGCACAAACTGTGTTGATATTAAACCAAATAGTAATAGCAG